CCCTACCGTCGAGCTGACGGCCCCGCCAATAACCAGGCCGAGAGCAAGTTTGTTCGCCATGTGCGCGCCCTATACGTCGGATAGATCAAAAGCGGCTCAATCCGTGAGCCACCACACCATCACGTTAAAGGGCATGGCCAGGATCTCGGCAGAAGAGAAACCCGTCTCTTTTGCCAAGCGCTTGGCCAGCACCTTAAGCGTGCCCTCGTTACACGTCGTCTTCCTCAACCAGGCGAAAATAGCCCGCCTGAAGGCGCATATAGTCCTTGTATTTAAGGGCCGTCAGTTCTGCCTCGGTAGCCGTGAGCAGGCTGCAAAACAGGTTCAGCTCCACTTTTTCATGATCACCATTGCCGGCGATCTTGGCGGCCATAACATCCTTTACGCTGGGCGCGCGCATCATCAGCTTATCGGTTACAACACCATTGAAATTGGCCTTGTGCTTGAGCGTTACGGTAACGCCATCGTCGTTCAGGGAGAGCCAGGCCGGGAGCGGTGCAGCGGGAGATACGTTGGTCATGTCATCAATCCTTAAAGGCCCAGGGCCGTACGCTCAGCGGCCAACTGATCAACACCGTTGATCACCTGCACCATGTTGGCAAAGTCGATTTCGAACATCACACGCCCGTCGATTTCGAGCTTGTAGTAGGTGACGGCTACGGCGTGCTTGATTTCGGCCTTGTCGCCGGGCTTCCAATCGCCCATATCGACCTCTTTGAGCGAGCCGCGCAGAGTCACAGTCACCGACTTGACGGTGCCTTTTTGGCCCCTGAACGATCCACGGAAAACGAGGTTGCACGCGGTCTGATCCGCCAGGCCGAAGAACTTGAGCGCCTCTTTACGAACGCCGTTAGTGGTGAAGGCCGCTTCCAGCTTTTCCAAGCCAGTGGGCAGGTCGACCGGGCCGCTCATACCACCGCCACGGTATTCCTCACTTTTAACCGAAAGCTTGGGCAGCGTCATAGACGGCACGTCACCGGAAAAGCTCACGCCATCAGCGAACATGACGCAGTTGGTCAACATTTCAGGAATCATCAGACGGCCCCCTTAGGCTGCTTCAAGTACTTCGGTCAGCCACTCATTGGTGACTTCGATCAGGAAATTTGGGTTCTCGGCCGGCGGCACATCGGTGAAACGAATGCGCCAATAGACTTTGCCCTGCTCCAGTTGCGACGCCGTATTCAGCTCGGTGTCGGCATACACTTCGAAGTTGATAACGGCGCCTGCGTTCTTCTGGTCACGCATGAACGCCTGAAGCCCCTCAGTGACGTCAGACACATAAGTTTTCGTGATCGAGCGGTCTACAGCCCACTTGTGGCCCGCCTGGATCGCATCCATGAGGATGTCGCAGGTACGCACACGGGTAACAAACGACCACTTGGCATCCGCAGAGCAAGTGCGGTTGCCCCACAGGCGGTAACCACCATCGCGAATAATCGTGGTGATGTTCGCGTTATTGAGCAGGTTGGCTCGACACGTCTCGTCGCCGTCCAAGTACTCAACCGGCCGGGTGGTACCGGTGATGCCGACAAACTCTTTGTTCGATGGAGACGCCCAGTAGCCGTACTCGGCATCAGTCCAGGCAAACAGACCCGCCACCCAGGCCGAGCCCGGGGCATTCACGGTCGCGCTTTCGACAGTGCTCCAAAACTGCACACCCGGATCCACCAGAAAAATGCGCTTGCTACCGAAGTTCAACGCGTAGGCCATAGCGGCCTCGTCGGTTGTGTTCGGACCATCAATGATTGCAAGCGCGCGCAACTTACCGGCGAGCGCATCCATAGCGGTGGCCACCGCCTGCGTGGCCGAGTGCCCCGGGGCGATCAGCAGCTTGGGCTGGGCGTTGTGCCGGCTCTTGCCGTCCAGCAGCGCCTGAAGGCCCGTGCGCTGCCCATCCGCCAGAACCCCACCAATGATGGCGGACGTTTGCAGCGCGACGTCAGCAAGCTTAGGGACGCCAATGGCGACGATTACAGCCTTAGCCCGAACGTAGATCGCCTGGCACGCCCGAGTGATGGCCGAGTCAGCGCCGAATGCCGCAATGGCTTCACGCTCAGAGGTGATCAACTTCAACTCGCCCGCCTTGGCGCTGCCGCCACCAAGCACGCCCGGCGTGAAGGTGTCACACAAGCCAATGATCGAGGACGACGGAAGCGAGATAGTGCGCGCGCCGTTATCGATCAGTGAGGTTGTAATGCCGTGAAAGAAACTCATAAGGCTCAATCTCCAGAAACGAAAAAGCCCCGCATAAGCGAGGCCGTAGGTTGTTCGTGTTACGCGTAACGGAAAAGAAAACGCCCCGACAGTGCGGGGCGTTTTACTCTGATTGGTCGGCAATCCACGCCGGCGCTATCGGTCTTTTCTCAGTGTTCGGAAAGTCAGCCGTAGCCGGCCAATCCCGAAGCGCCTGCATGTAGGTCAGCAACTGGCGAAACTGCTCATCCGTCAACACGTGCGGCACACCAAGCTCAGACTCGTCACGGTGGCGCTCGCGCAACCACTTAACACTATCGATCTCACTGTCACGCCATGCGCGCGCCGCGCTTTGCTCACGCCGATCCTGGGCCGCTTCGTCGAGCAACCATTGCCCATCTAGCCAGATGTAGTCGGCACCTGGGCAAGGTTGGGCGGTGAAGCCATAAGGCAACTCCCCCAATTCGTCATACTGGATGGCCAAACCGTTTTCGACGCCGTAGATCAAGCCGCGATAGTCAGCGACAAGCTCCCAACCGGTACTGCCGCGAATAACGGATTGATTCGCCCCTGGTTCAGGCGGTTGTTCGCGATAGGCCCGAGCGGGAATTAGCCAGTTGCCGGGATCCATTGGGTCAGGATCTGCATAACCGGAGCCGATGAATTCCCCAGTCACGCCAGCGTGATAGATAACCAGTTTGTCCGACATGTTGACCCTCAGTATTTAATGCAAACCAGTAAAGCGATGTTTTTCATCCGCGTTTCATTTCCGGTTCTAATCGAGCCGCCCGACAGCGCTACCGCGCCCAGTACCCGCCCCGAGACTTGCAGGGTTCCAGGCGCTCCAGTACCGACGAACTCACCACCGCTGCCTGCTGAAGAAGCGCCATAAGCGGAGTGAACAGTGTTGATATGGCCGTGATCCGGAAACGCATCCATCTGGTCAGAGCCAAATACTCGACCAGGGTCGACACCGCTACCAAGGTCAGCTGCACGAACAACCTTGCCTCGAACATCCGGCACATTGAAGGTCGTGGAACCATCACCAGCGCCATAGGTTGTCCCAATGCGTGCAAATAGCGCTGCATAGGTCGTCCGCGAAAGAGCAGATCCATTGCAGATAACCCAGCCAACGGGCGGCGTTGACATGGCAAAAGCCACAACCGCGCCCTCTATACCCATCACTATTTCAGCCCAGGACGGAGACCATGCACCGGAGTTGCAGGCTCGACGCCACAGACGGCCGGTGATGTGCTCACCAAACCACTGCTGAACAACACCGCTATTCCATACCTCTTGGCGCACCAGTGAGCCTTGCACAGTTACGCCTGGCGGAGCATTCAGCGCACCCGTGGACGTGCGATAGAGACCAGACGGCGCTACCGAATTGCTCAGGTTGTTATCAGGAAAATCGACCGCATTCCCACCGACGCCGTAGTCACCAGGCTTTAGCTTTTTGGCCAGTTCGTTGGTGATCGTTGTGGCGAAGTTTGGGTCGTTGCCTAATGCCCTTGCTAGCTCTGCCAACGTGTCCAAGGCACCAGGCGAAGCATCCACCAATGCCGCAACCGCAGCGGCCACATATTCGGTGTTGGCGGCTTGCTTGTTGTTACTCCCAAGGGGTGGGGTCGGGACACTGACTGTGCCAGTAAAAGCCGGGCTGGCCAGAGGCGCCTTGAGCGCTAGAGAGGCATTCGTTTGAGCCTGCGTGTAAGCGTCCTGAATACCATAACCCGCCAAGGTCGTGGCCTTATCTGCCTTTAAGCCTGGGGTAAAGTCAGCAGCGGTCCACACCTGCTGACCTGCCCAATAAAGGCCACCCGTGGCACCCATGGCCAACGCCCTGGCAATTACAGACTTCCAATGGAATTGGATACGTGGCGCATAATCAAAAGCCAGGCTAGCGGCTTCGTTCATTAGCGCTTCACGAATTTCAAGCGCTCCGCCGGTGCCATTACCCGTATCCCCACCGACTTTTCCAGCCGACAAACTTGGCCTTTGATCGGTGGTAGCACCCACAATCAAACCATTGGTAATACCGAAGTCTTGCAAGGTTGTCGGATTAGTACCCGATTCAACTACCCCGAACTTATTGATAGCGACCTTCGTGTAAGTGCCCGGGGTTTTATTGGGCGGTAACACTGAAATAATGGACCGATCAACGTAATCCCGGGTCGCCAAAACCACCGACGGATCAATCTTCAGCTCAATATTCGTAGTGCTAGAGACGATCAGATTCATACGAATAATCTGAGTCCGGCCCGACCCCTGCGCTAGCAATGGCTTGAAGGTGGGCGCGCAGTTGGCAACAGCCACCAAATCGCCATCTTGGTCATACAACCCCAGCTCTCGGATCCAGAAGCCGCCAGCAGTCTCTGGGATAACCTGCTCTGCAATGATCACACTGGCGTTATTCGGATCAGGCTTAAGCTGATTTAGAGGCGCCCTGCGCAACTCGTTAATCAGCTTGGTTTGCGTCGCGCTCGGCACCGGGTCAGTACCATTTGCATCACCCACCGCCATGGTCGTGAGCTTCCAGACAACCCCCAGGGAGTTGGCGTTAGCCAGCTTGGCGGCCCCCACATTGGTGAGGATCGCCATAAATTGCGAGTTCTTATCAATCATGGGTATACGTCCAAGGTGTCAATGCTGTGTTCGCGCCCTACCACGCCGATATAGCCGGTGACCTCAATGTCACGCTGCACAGGTGGGTAGACGTCAAGTACGTCGCCTTCATAAACGGCGACACCGATGTTTATGGCGCCTTGGGTTTCCAAACTGATCGCAAGGCCAGTCATAAGCCTGGAAACAGGTTTTGCGTCGTCAATGAGCCGGCCAAGCTCCTGATACATCTCTTCCGAAATACCGGTTTCCAGCACGCCGACCTTCAAAGCGAATGTTCCCGGCGCTCCCTCGGGAACCATGTGCCACCACTCCACAACCTCTATCAGGTAACCGAGCGGTTCGACCACGCGGCGCAGCGCGCCAATGGTGCCTTTGTGCTTGTGGATGTAATACGCAGCCTTGATTGCGGCGCGCTTGGTAGCTTCGCTCCACCGATAGTCCCAACGGTCGACCGACCAGGCCCACGCCAGGTGCAGCAGCAAATGAGCCGGGCATGTGTCGGCGTTATAGAGCGTCCTAAGCGGCACTATGGTTTTTTCGAAAAGCGCCGCCTCCATGGCACGTTCCAATTGCGTGCTGTTACTGGGAAGTAGGCTTTTCATATCAGTCCGCCAACTTCACGCTATAACCAGTGCAATAAGCGGCTTGAGCCTTCGTAGGCGCCAAATCGACCCAGCCAGGCAACTCAACCCGAGAAACACCGGCAACGTGCAACTGAGCGTCAATCGCAGAACGCGCTACCTCAACTCCTAACCGGTTACGCGGATTGATCCAGGCCGCCAGCCGGCTTGTCGCTTCGGCCAGACTGGCATCACCTTCTGGCCCTGCGCTGTTCATATGAAGGATGGCGTCAATCCGATACGGGATAATTTGTGCGCCTTGCACTGTTACCCGATCACCGAGCGGTCGCACATCTTCGTCATTGAGCGCGGCCGCTACCGTTGCCAGCAGCGCCGGCGTAGCCGTCCCGTCTCCCTCTGTACTCAGCACCGTTACGGTAACGCAGGCCGGCGCAGGGCTTTCCGCAGTAGCGTCCCGTACCAATCCTGAAGCATTGCGCGCGTGCAGTTTGTAACTGTTACGCGGGCCGGCCGTGGTCAACCCCTCGTAAGACAGCTGTATGCGCTCGCGGAATGAGTCGTCGTCTTCAAGCACTTGCGGCACGGGCGGCACCGCCAACAGATTCTCAGGCTGGACTACCAGGCGTTTCAGATTAACGTTTGCGCCAAGCTGATCGAGGTCGCCACGTATGGCGTGAGCCAACAGTAGCGCCTTGCAAGCATCGTTAACCCTGGCGCGGTTGCCTACCTTGTTATAGGCCCCGACCTCCAGAATTTTAGTAACCGGATCGCTTTCAAGCGCGGCCGTCCAGTTGTCGCCCATGTATTCGCGAAACGCCGCCAAGCCCTCACCGTAAACTTCTTCGAAGTCCAGCGGCTCAAGCACCTCCGGCGCAGGTAGGGCCGCCAAGTCAACGATGCTCATACGCTTACCTCCAAGACAAAGCTGTCACCCAGGTACTCACCGGCAACGCTTATGTTTATTTTCCCGTCCAGCAACGACAATGCCTTCACGCGCTCAAGCTTAAAACGCGGCTCACTACGCCCAAGGGCCCTGGCCGCCTCGGCCTGTACCGCGCTTTTCCAGCCAGCATTGATAGGCAAGTCAACGAAAAGGCGCAGCTTGCTGCCATATTCCGGCCGCTGCCGACGACTACCCAGGGGCGTACTCAGAATGTCGGCGATGGACTGCCGCAAATGCTCGATGCCGGATATGGGTTGCCCGGTGTGGCGATCCATTCCGATCATCTGGCTTAGCCCTCCTGGGCGGCGTATTCGCTATGAGCCTTCAGGAAGGCCACAGCCTCTTTGTCGGACTCCGGCACCACCACCAGGCCCTTGACCACCGGGTAGGTACGATCGGTATCAGGCACCACCAGCGTGCGGGACGTGTAGACCAGATCGCGGAACGTCAGCGACGCTTGCGCGGCCGGGGCTTGTTCTTCGGTTGCGGGCTTCTCGATGATCTTGGCCATGATTTCTCCGGGCATGAAAAAGCCCGCACGCAGCGGGCTGTAGATTGACAAGGTTAATGCTTGTGGTTGGGGGTGTTGCCGAGCGTGTCCATGATCGTACCGAGCCCGTTGATATTGCCCGTAACGAGCAAAGGGCCATCGACTTTGACAGAGCCAATAAGCCCAATATCACCCGCCGTTACGGTAACGGCGCCGTCT